ACATGGAGGCGTACTCTGGCACCGCCCCCGCCGATTGGCAGGTGTGGAGCCGGGATATGATACGGGCCGAGATTGGCCGGGACTTTGCAAACCTGGCAACGAGCGTCGAGGTGCTATACCAGGACCAGCGCGTATCAGGAGCGCAGACGGCCAACACCGGCGACTATTGGACACGTTCGCGCGTCGTTTCCGGTAGGTACGCGATCCCTGAATTGGCGATCCAGAAAGCCGCGACATACGTCAACCAGCAGAGTGACGCCATTCTGCGCCGTCCCTGGGTTATTTCGGCGCCCCGGATCCTCGACGGCGCCGGGTTTCCATGGCCGCTCTGGCGTATGATCCAGACTGGCGGCGGGTATCTGCGGATCAACGACGCATTCCCGACCGTCGCGCTTGCTACCGGCGGGTATGACAGAGAGCAGCAGGGGCGCATAACGACAATGGATTACTCGCTGCGCTCAAACAGGATGCGCGTGGTGCTGGACGACGACACCCGCGCCGATCGCCGGATTCGGGACATTGGCTTTGACGAGTCACTTAACCGGCGTCTGCGCCAGTCGATGTACCAAAGATGAGGTTAACAATATGAGCAGTCAAGCCCGAAAAATGATGCTACTTTTCAGCCGCCGCGCCGCCCCTACCATGACCCTCGACTCCTCACTCTACGCCTTCACCCCCGCCATGGCCTCGCGCACCGGGTCCGTATTCAGCGGCGCACCATTGGTCCAGGGGAATGTGGACGGGACAGGGACGCCGGATGTCCTCAGCTATCCCAGGGGGGCATTGATCGGTGGTGTGTGGTACGCCAACTTTGACCCGAATCAGGGGTCGATTATCATTCCGGAGTTTACACCAGAGTGGGATGGGGACGATGGAGTACGCACCATACTGGGTGCCGGCATCGCTGGGGATATTGGGATCAGCAAAACGGCAGACGGCATCCTGGCCGTCAACCTGTTTGGGATCGAGACAGTTTCCGGCACGAGTGTAGCCGGGTGGACCGCCGGGACAACATATTGCCTGATTGTGTCATGGGATGCCACAAATCAGATTGACGCCACAAATCATATCCGCGTCTCCATAAATGACGCTCATACATTTGTACGCGACAGCTCATGGACACCTGATGTTGCGGCAACAAAGTCTATTGGTGTATCAAATACCGGCACATACCCCAGTAACGCCCAGCTTGGTGGAATAACTGTTACAAACCGCGTCCTCTACGATGGCACCTACGGCATCGACCTCGGCAAAGGGGACGAGTGCGCCCTCATCGCAGCCGGGGCCGACCCCCTCACCATACTGTCAGCCGACGACGTCGTGTTCTGCCTCCCCACCAACGGCACACCTGCGGCATTGACCACCACCGGTCAGGCGTGGAGCTACCCATCCGCATCGACTCTACTTGGCGCGTCTGCCGCATTCATGCTCAGCACCGCCTGGGACACCTATTCCGATGTGGGCAGCGTGGGCGGGAAAGCGGTTCTAGCCGACGCGGAGAAGATATACTCCGGCGGGTACAAATTCACAACCACCGCCATCAATAGCGGTCAGCAATCATCCGATGTCGCTGTGACCGCTGGCGACCCGCTTCACGTTAGGGCGATAACTCACGCAAGCGGCGGCACCGTCCGAGTTGAGCTATACGACCAAACCAACGGCGCATCTATTGGTTACGTGGACGGTGTGTCAGTATCACGGACCGCGCCCAACGTACACGATTTCGCCGGCACGGCACCCGCTGGCTGCACGGCTATCAGGATGAAAGTGACGAACTCGCTCAACGGCGAGACGGTGTACGTGCATAAGGTGGATGTGCAGGACAACCTCATAGTCAATCCAGCATTCTCAGCCTGGACCGGTGATAACCCGGATGGATGGACAGCAATTGCTGGTGGCGCGTATGCCGATGTGACAGAGGTTGCCAGCGGCGAGTCTCACGCAGATGCACCAACGCCGGGTGGCGATATGTGTAACATCTATCGCACTGGCGGCGGTAGCATTGTAGACCCTCGGATTTACCAAGCCATTTTGACGATTGGGAAGTTTTACCAGCTTGTAATAGATATTGATACGGCCACATCCGGCGGCGTAACATTGCGTGACGGAAGCGGTTCAATTGCTGCGGCGGTAACAGCGTCAGGTTTAGGTTACGCCGCCGGGCGTGCCGGACACGCGCTACTCCAAATCCTAAATTCCGCAGACCCAACCGACATGACAATTAACAGCGCGAGCGTCATCCTACTCGATGACGTTACGCTGTCACTCACCCCCGCCTCCCTCATCAACTCCACCGACGCCAATAACGCGGTCATGGTCAACGGGGCTGATACCCTAACCCAAACTCCAACCACCCTCAAGGCGACGAGCGGGGACACTCGATTCTACGCGACCCCCAACCACAGTGCAGCCGATGTCGCCAAGTTCGGGACCACCCACCAATACCTCGTGGACGAATACGAGGACGCCAACAATTACATCCGCGCCTACTGGTCAGCGGCCAACACGATAACCCTGGCGCTCAACGAGCAGGGGGCCGGGGAGGTCACCGACACTTACGACGCGACCGGGCTATGGGATGCCGGGGTGGAGAGATTGGTTAGGGTCAGGTACACCGGTGCCGGGGCGAAGCTCTACATTGACGGTGTGATTGTCGCTGAGATAGCGGGCGCGGTTGCGTTTGCGACGGCGTTCAGCAACGACGTGTATTTCGGCTCAGACCATAACGGAATCAACCAGTATGACGGCAGGATTAGGGCAGCATAGGAGGCCATAAATGGCAGACATAGGGGACTACAGGTACAGGATTCCCGGTGGAGCGATGCCGGAAATAACCGCTGGCGGACTTGTGAACTTTGACATTTACGTTGAGGCTCTGACCGCCGAGGGTTGGGAGTTGATTGACGGTGGGCATTTCACCCAGCAAATTCCTGGCGCCAGAATAGAGGCGTGTGGGACCGCAAATCAGGCCAAGGCGATGATTGCCGAGTACGTCACCGCTCGTGGATTGGCGCTGGCGGATAGGGCGCTGCGGGCGCTGAAGGAACTATTGCCGGGTGGAGCGTGGCCCGAAAATGATGTGACGCAACCGCTGATCCTTTAACGGCGGTTTAACGGCGGTGGGGGAGGCGTTCCAAGAAAAACCCCGCTCGGGTGGCGGGGCTTAGAAGGGGGTGGTGCTTACTGGGACCGCGCGTACTCCAATATCGCGCTGGCGATTTCCTTGCCCGTCATGGCGATGTCATCCGGGTCGGTACGGCGCAGGTAGTTGACTGAAACGGTCGCGGTCACCAAGTCGAGCTTAGCAACCTCGGTAACGCTGGATGCTCCGCCGACAAATAAATCGAACAATTCCTCTCCGCTCATGGTTTTCTCTGCCTCCGTGCCCGTCCACTTGATCAACACAATTTTCCTGGCCGACTTGGCATACAATCTGTAACCGATGCCGGCCTGCTCGTCCTCCACCGTGACGCCGTCCCTGTGGCCGTAGGCGATCCTTGCCGCCTGCTCTGCCATCTTGGGGGTCAGTGGCTCGTCAATTCCGATGCCGTTGAGGATTACCTGCGCGCTCTCCTGACCCTGGACGCCATTGACCAAAAGTTGCTTGTTCATCGTTCCTCCTGTACCTAACGTAGCCAGCTATCATACGATACAAAAATTCGTGCCATCGACCCAGGAAAGCCCGTCGATTTACTCTTGCTCACGTCAAAGGCACATTCAAAGGCTCGCTCTATGTCGTGCTCTGTGGAAAGATCGAACTCTTGTATCGCATCTTCTGCTAATGTGGTCATGTTGATTTCGCCGGTGGCGAGATCGGTGTGCTCGCTAAGGATTGAGCGCATATGTTGTCTAATTGCGATATTGCCTTTGTTGGTCATCGTTCTCTCCTGTTGCTGTGCCGTCCTGCCTAACTGTTCATATTATAGCACAGTGTAGAGATTTGTCAACACCCAAACCGCACCAATAGTGTAATCATCGTTCCCACAAAACACAACTCGTCATCATGTACGTGGCGCGCCAGGCTTTGGCCGTCGAGAATTTCCGGCCGCAGGCGAGTATCACATCGTATCTTTGATCGGCGCTGAGATCGTACTGTAGCTGCCGCGTCATTTTTCTCCCGGTCAATTCCTCCATCGCGTTAGCCAGAACCCCGGAGGTTGCCGTGTGCTTGATCCCCGTCACTCGCACATACCCACCGCCGCGCGGAATCTCTATCTGGTAATCGTTGCCGTCGATGGTGATTTGTTTGGTTATCATCGTTCTCTCCTGTTACCGTTGCGATTAGAGACTCGCCCGTAAAACCTCGGTGTTCTCAATGTCGGTGTGCTCTACCAATCGCCCGTCAGCGATCTCGTTGCGTTTCGTCTTGGTGATTTCGGTTACAACGATTTGGCCGTCGATAACCTCGCCCTTAACGCTGATGGTGACGTTTCCGGGGGTTCCTGGTCTCTGGATTCCGATACTCTCGGAAAACATTTTGCCGCCAAATACGTCGTCTGGCATATCGTAGCTGTTGACTTTTGCGATGTATTCTAAAACTTGTTCTTGTGCGTTCATCGTTCTCTCCTGTTGCTGTGCCGTCCTGCCTAACTGTTCATATTATAGCACAGTGTAGACAATTGTCAACAGGCAAACTACACAGTCAGCCACTCGTCAGGTTCGCCCCCTACCTGACATCACCCAAACACCCGCAACATCCACGCCGCCGCTCTCCCGTCCGTGACCATCTCGGTTGTAAACTCAAGTACGATCCACCCTTGCAGCGCCGCCTCGTTCATTTTCTCGCGGTCGTTCGTGAACCCCTCCCCCCTCACGTGCCTACCCCGGCTATGCACCCCGCCGTGGATCTCGACGGCGATCATGGGCGTCATGTAAGGCCAGGCGAAGTCAAGTTTCCATTTCCGGCCGCCGGTGTCGAAAACGAATTGAGTCTCAGGCTCCGGCAATTCCAGCTGGCGTATCAGGGTTTGGAATGCGCGTTCGGGCTCGGAGCCGAGATCGGCGACGGCTGACTTGATCGAGGTGTAGGTCATTCCCCCACCGCCGCCAGGGCCGCGATGACCCGATGGCGCGGGGAGGCGTCGACAAGGCGCATGGCAAATTCATGGCCGCTCCCATCATCTGGAATCAAAATTACAAGCGCATCCACGAATTGGCTCACCGCCTCGTCCCCCATCTCGCGGATCTTGGCGACTGCGCCCTGGGCGCGGAACATGGAAACCGAACGGACAACGCTTGGCCCCCATCCTATGAGTTTTACGAGCATCCCGTCCAGCTCCCGGTCATCCATCGCATCGAGCCGCGCCACACGAGCGGCGATTGTGTCTGGTGTTTTGTCCTGTGGTTTGTCCTGCTTGGTGTTCATTGCATCGCCTCCAATCCAAACGCTACCATCATCCCCGGCGCAAATTACGGCCCTAGCTGTATATCGGTCATCGGTGTTCAGTCGGAGCATAAAGCCCATCACGCCACCTCCAGATACTTGATCACCTTCTCGGCCGCGGCACAGATCGCATCGCAGAACGTACCGTATCCGCAAACAATTGCAGAGCCATTATCGAGCGACAATGCCCAATCGTCCCTTCCAAGGCAGGTCGGGTCGGGGAGCCATCCAAGATCAATCATCCGGTTCAAAACCATCATAGCGGCATCCGTGTTGTGGAGCGGGTGCCAGTCGCCCTTGACAATGCCATCTCCGCTCATAACAATCAGACCGAAGTAACTCCGCTCCCATGTAACTGTATCCCACTCAATCATATCTGGCGCATCGTCGTAATACACCCACCCCATGACCTCGGTCGCCAGGCGCTCGATTCTCTCTTGCTCGTTCATTCGGTTTCCTCCAATGCCGCGATCCGCTCTTCTAGCTGGGCACGCAGGCGGTGGTAACGCCTCCACGCCGCCTTGGAAAACATTCCGTCCCAGAGGTCACCCTGGGCCAAGTCTAGCACCTCTTCCAGCAGGTCAACAAGTGGCAATTTCGCCATCCGCTTGGTGCCCTCGTCATGCGTCGCGTCCATCGTCCCATCTCCTCAACTGTGCCGGGGCCACGTCCCCGGCTAATGTCGGTCGCGCTGGGTGCGCTAGTGGGCGCCACGTGGTGCGCATATCGGGCCTGTGGGGGTAGGAGGTAGCGGCCCGGGAGAGGTGATATTAATCGATGTCCTCGTCCGTGTGCAGGGCGGTTAATGTGACGGATTCAGTGTGATTCGAGATTTTCCTCAGCGCCGCCCTCAGCCGTCCGATTTCCTTGGCGTTGTCGTCGGCCTCGTCCATCGCATTGATTAGCTGTTCCCAGATCAGGGCGCGTGACCGCTGCGTCCAGTCGTTGGTGCATTTCAGGTCGGCGAGTTCGTCCCTGTATCGGATGGCCCAGGCGCGGGCATCGGCTAGTTGTTCGTTGAGCTTGATGTTCTCCCCGATGGTCTGCCCAAGACGAAAATCAGCGTCCTTTGTGGCATCATTGATGGCCCGGCGTAGCTCGCCGTATGTCATGGTGACGGGATCGTTCTCGTGTTTGGCCTCACAATCTGAGAGTTTCATTCCCCGCTCCTTACCCTCACCAAAATCAATAACTGCTCTTTGCTCGCTCTCCCTAACGCGGCGTCCCCGGCGGCAATCGCCTCCATATCCACGCAATGAGAGCAGCCACAATCAGGCGTCCAGCCGTACTCGCCGTCGGTCTCGCACGTGCCGTTATCGGCCCACGTCTGCAGGACGCGCACCAGCTCGGTAATTGCATTATGTGATTGCTCCACCTCGGCCACCAGGTCGCGGATGTCGCGCGGGGCGGCTGCGATGAATGCCTGGTTATCGTCGGACGGCAGGTAGCACTCGGTGTTCTGGCCCCGGCAACTCGGGCACTTGTCGCACTGGAGAACAACGCCATCACTGTCACATTGGAGAACGAACCCCTCAAAGTACAGCGATCTGTCCGTGCCCAGCAAGATTGTGTCATGCTCCCCATCCGCCCATTCCCAGACCCACGGCCCAGGGGTGGCGGCACTGAGGCGCGCCTTGATTTCGGTCAATTGTTTCGCGTTCATTACACCACCCATCCCTCCAGGCTCGGATCGCCTGCGTCTATCGCCATGTCGCGGGTCACGCGCTCGACTGGTTCGGGTTCGGGTTCCTGCTCGATCTCGACCTCAACCGGCCCTCCCGGCATCGGCTGCCAGTGCGTGACGGGTGGCGGTGGCGTCGAGGTGCCAGAGAAATAATCCTCTTCCGCTGTACCCTCTCCGCGCAATAGCCACTCGTTGACATCGTCGTCGCGGTAGTATGTGCCAATGTCTCCATACTCACGTCCACGTCCGTAGTCGATCCATATGACCACCATCTGGTCATCCTCCGGCAACCTATCCTCAACCTTGATCCACTTGTCTGCGTTCATCGTTCCTACCTCCTGCTAATTGCTATCTGTGCCGCTGCTCGATGCGGCTGCCATGATGCGGCGACCGATCCATTCGGCACACGGCACAGCTACCGCATTTCCGCACATCCTGTACCTGGCACTGTCACTGTGGCCTTCTGTATGCCCATCTGGGAATCCCTGAAGACGTTCGCACTCCATTGGGGTCAATCTCCGGACGCCGACGCCAGCCACAATATTCGACGGTCTGCTGGGTCGATTCTCTCCCTCTGCCCGTAGCGTCCCGGCGATGTCTGATTGATTCCACCAACCGGGTCCAGTGCAATGACCGGCGACTAGGTGATTCGCTTGTGCATCGTTGTCATCCGGCCCACCCGTTTTCTTGGTCAGACACCCAACTATGTGCTGCGCCTCATTGTCACCGTAGTGGCTGGTGGTTATGGGTGCGGTGACTAGATTGCTATTCCATCCCTGTGGCATCCCAGAGCGCGGACGGACGGAATGGGCGACAATTGGCGTCCCCCTACCAGTTCCGTCCTCGCTCGCGTCAAACCCATCAGCTGTCAGCGTGTGGGCAATATCGCCATTTACTCCGCAACCGCTCGCAGAGCCTCGGCTAATAGTGGCGGCAACTCGCGTCCCCGTTTCTCGGCTCGGCGGAGAATCCCACGCGCCGCTCTCGGACTCAAATAATACTTGGGCTGCACATCCGTCTCCAAGACTTCCGACAATGAACACGCGGCGCCGTCGCTGGGGTACTCCAAAGAATTGAGCGTCAAGCACTCGCCATGCCGATAGATACCCGAGTTTCGCCAACCCTGAAAGGACGGTGGCAAAGTCGCGCCCGCCGTTACTGGATAGCAAGCCGGGGACGTTCTCGATAATAACCCATCGCGGCCTAATCTCTGCAAGAACTCGATAGAACTGGAACCAGAGCCCGGATCGCTTTCCAGCCAGTCCTTCGCGGCGTCCGGCAACTGATACGTCCTGGCATGAGTTATGGGAACCCGCCACAAATCAAGTTGACTTGCGTGAGTTCCCTTAGCACCTCCTTTTGTTTCGCCTTGTTTTCTCTGTGCCATTCGTGATGACATTTCTGACATAGCCAGTTCACCTCCAGTGGTTTGTTGTAGTCTGCGTGATGGGCCTGAATGCGAGAACGTCCATCTCGCATTGGTTGAGGAGAAATCCCGCAGTTGTCACACTTTTCAGGGCGTACAAGAATACTGTTTCTCAGAGCGTATTCAACTATGTTCTGCGCGCGATCGTCTGCTTTTGTTCCCCCTCTGTGAAAATGATTGTCTTTTCCATACCGCTCTCTCGGTCGCATTTCCGTGCGGCGCCGAAGCAGGTCCCACATAGACTGCCTTGACACTCCAAAATATTCAGCAATTGGCCCACACGCCAGGCCGCTCCTGTATAACTTGACCGATTCCTCCGCCTGTTCCGGTGTTAGTTTCTTGAGTTTGCCAGCCATTTCTATCTCCTCTTTAGTATATTCATCACCAAGAGGATGATACCATGTCCTGACAAGGCTGTCAAGGTATGCCGAACTATGCAGTTGCCGAATGTCTCCCAATTGAGGCACGTCTGGCCAATGGCGATTGAGGACGGCCTGACAGTTCGTGTCAATCTCGCTATGCCATGCGCACTCCATCCCGGTCCGCTCAAGGCCAAGGTCCAGGCCGCCGATGCCGGCGAACAGGCTACCGAATCTCATGCTGCCACCTCTTCGTCAACGCTCAACTACGCCGAGCGCCTCCGTAGTTGTCATTTTAGTTTTCATCGTTCCTCCTGCGCCCGGTTCAACGAGCGGTTAAATTGGTCATCTCCGCATGTTCCTATGTTCCAGCGATTTGAACTGCATCGTCTCGCGCTGGAAGAAAAACTCAGCCATACCCGTTGGCCCGTTCCTCGCCTTCGCAATCTCGATCTCTGCGATGTTAGGTTTCAAGCTGGCCTCCCGGTTGTAATAGTCATCTCGATACATGAGCATCACGGTATCAGCGTCCTGTTCCAGCGATCCGCTCTCGCGCAGGTCGGACAGTCTAGGCCGCTTGTCCGGTCGCTGCTCGCAAGCCCGGTTCAACTGTGCCGCCGCTAGCACCGTGGTTCCCATCTCACGCGCTAAAGCCTTGATCTGACCTGACACGTACCGCATCTCCTGAACGCTGTTACTGTAGTTTTTGCTGGTCGCCATCAATTGGATGTAATCCAGCACGATCAGCCGCAACCCGCCATGCTCCGCGTGTAGGCGTCTGCACCTGGATCGCATCTGTGACGGTGTGATGCCTGGCGTATCGTCCAAGTACAGCGGCAACTCCGACGCCCACGCGACGGCCTCATTCATCTTTGGCGTCTCGCTATCGTGGATCCTGCCACGGCTCAACCTGTGACTGTCAATGCCCGACCTGCCCGATACCAACCTGCCGACCAATTGTTCTTTGCTCATCTCCAATGAGAACACCGCAACGGGTCCGTCCCCTGGCGCATCTGCCACATTCGCAGCGATCCCGAGCACTAATGCCGTCTTGCCCATGGAAGACCTGCCGCCGACCAGCACCATGTCGCCGAGGCCCAGCCCGCCGAGTATGTCGTCCAGTTCCTTGTATCCTGTCGTCGGTCCCAGCACGTCAGCATCACTCCCTTTCAAGGCGAACACCCGGTCAAAATATGCGCCGGCGGCCGTCTTGATGTGCTCCAGATCCCCCACCGCGCGGCGCTCGGAAACCGTGAATAGCCGGCGCTCTGACCGCTCTATCACCTGGTCGATCGGCGCGTGTTCGTCATAGGCTTGCTTGGCGATCTCGCTGGCCGCTGCCAATAGCCGCCGCCGGACCGATGCCGCCTCAACGTCGCGCCCGTATGCCTCAGCATGCACCGCGCTTGGAACCCCGTCCATCAGTTTTGACAGCGCCAGGAACCCGCCTATCTCGGCAGATCTCCCCCGCTTGTCTAGTTCCTCATCAACCGTTACCGAGTCAATTGATTTGCGCTCGGCGTGTAGGTCGGCGATGGCCTCATAGATCCAGCCGTGCTTGACCAGGAAAAAGTCGTCATGTTTGAGGAACCCGCTCACGTCCCAGTATGCTGCTGGGTTCATGAGCAGCGCCCCGATTAGTGCGCGTTCGGATTCGGCGGCGTCGGGTGGGAGTTGGTTAGCCATTTTGCTTTACCTTGAACCATGCGTCTTTGACCATCCGTTTAGCCTCGCCTTCGTACACCTCGCCAATCCTTGGCCAGCTCAGGTTATTGACGACCCGTTGCAGATAGGCGTCATCAAACCTCGGCGTCCACCGGCTGCCGTGCTGGGTCATGGCAAGCATGATCGCGTCGGTGTCGGCTCCGATGTCGCGGGCTGGCGCGCGGGGGGAAGCGCGGTTGTTGGTGTTCCATGCGGCGATGCTATTAGTCAGGTCGCCAATCGCCCAAACCCCTTTGGTCAAATAATGGTCTGCCGCTTTCTTGAACTCCTCAACCCCGAGGCGCGTTTCGGCCGTCTCGAGTTTGCGTTTCTGGCGTAGCGTTTTGAATTTCTTAGCACCACGTCGCTTTCTGGTATTGTTCTCGTTGTATTCGGATACCTCTCGAGTGATTTCTTGAAAGAGCCATTCAGTCATTTTTGTTTCTGGCATATAGGATGATTTACTGACGGTTAAGGATGATTCGGGTGACACAGTTACGTCACCCTTTTCTGCCACCGCTGTCACCCTTTCTTCCTCAGGTGTCACCCTTTCTGGATTATGGTGACATTCTGACACCCTTTCCGCTTCCGGTTGCCATTCCCAGTTATAGCGCCATCGGTTCATTCCGCGCCCACGGCTACCGCTTAGATGTACGTAACCATCGGCAATCAGTAGGCCAAGGCTCTCGAGCCGTCGTGTTCTTCGTTGGACGGTGCGTTCCGAGTACCCGGTTTTACTGGCGACAGTCGCCACGGCCGGATAAATGCTTCTGCCGTCGCTGTCTGAGTGGTCTACATAGGCCAATAGAATAAACTTGTCCTGTGGCTCAAGGCGTTCGTCTTGGATCTGGAATACGTGCGCGACGGCTTTAATGCTCACGGCTTGGTCCACACGTCAATTAACTCGCGCGCCTGCTTGACGCAACCTACCGCATACTCGCCATCCTTGAGGGGATACTCATACTCAATCGTCTTGACACCCTTGCTTGAATTGCATGATTGGCAAAGCGGTTGAATGTTATCTATTGCGTCCCGGCCACCATTGGCAAGCGCGACAATGTGGTCAGCGGCCAGCGGCTTTACTTCGCCACAGGCTAAACACCGGCCCCCGCTCATGGTGCATAGTTGGGCAAACTGCGCGTCAGTGAAACCGCCCCCGCTGGCGTTCGCCTCTAACGCTCGGCGGCGGCGGCGGGCGTCCCTCACTTTCTCGCGATTGGCGTCACGCCAGCGGCGGCCATTTTCCCTTGTTTTCTCGGGATTGGCGGCCTGATAGCGCCGTCTCTGCTCTTTTGCCCTCTCAAGATTTGCGGCATACCAGCGCTTGTTGTCTGCCTTTATCTTCTCAGGATTGGCGTCCCGATAGCTCTTTGCGATCGCCCTTGCTTTCTCGGGATTTGCGGCGAACCAGCGTTTCGTGTTCACCTTTGCTTTCTCAGGATTTGCGGCGTGCCAGCGCCGTGCGCTTTCCCTACCGCAAACCTTGCAATAGGAGCGCCGGCCATCCGGCCTATCCTTTCGCCGATAGAACTCAGAAAGCGGCTTGACCTCTCCGCACTTGGAACACTGTTTGCTATGGGGAGTTTTTGACATCATCGCGCCTCGTCTGTGAAATTGAGTATCGCAAACTCGCCATGATGTTCGATGGCGGCGCGGTCGCGGGCCAGAGCAGCTTCAATGGGGGTGGGGAATAATCCTAGATAGACCCGTCTGTCATTTACCTTTATACTAGCCCGCCATCGCGTTCTGTCCTTTTTGACGCCACGATAACCAGATATGCCAACTTTGTGTCTTGGACTGTTTTGTGCATTTTGGCTGCGTGTTGCTGTTCTGATATTGCATTTTCGATTGTCTAACGTGTTTCCGCTTGCATGATCCACAAGCAGTCCGTCGAGATCGTCACCGTGCTCCTGAAGAATTGCCCGGTGCATATACAGTGATGTTCGCTTTCCGTTGTCTCTTCTTACATTTCGCATGGCGTAAAACTCGTAGGAGTTTTCCCTAGCGTACCATTTATGCTGCATCAGCCACTCGAAATCGTCGTCATCAACGATGGCGACCTGACCTTGAGTTAGTGGAATCTGTTTCATGGGACCCTCCTAAAGCAAAAAAAGCAGCCCACCACATTTGTCCGAGGATGTCGACCACGGAAAGCACAATGTCTGGTGAGCCGCTTTTGTTGAATTAGGGTATTCATCTCATCATACTTTCCTCATTGGTCGACGCACCAAGTATACCAAACCTTAAACAATTGTCAAGTCACTCCCCCACGCTTCCGCTGCAACTGGCAATCGCATACCCGCCGCTCGAGCTAGATTTCTTCCACGACACGCCGTTCACGAAAATCTCGCAGTAGATATTGCCGGCGTTGCGTTCGTTCTGGGCCGAGACATAAGCGAAATCGCCACGGCCCATGGTGTAGTACGCTTGCGTCCATGGCAGTGACCTTGTTGTCTGCTCCGTCCCGCCCTGGCTGTTTGCATAGGTCATGGAGGCTCTGCCGCAAGTGCCGCCGACCTTGTATGCGACCTCGTAGGTTGCGGGCAGCGTGGGCGCGCTAGGTACCGGGGCCGAGTACGTGCTTAGATCTGATGCACTTTTGCCAGCAATGTTGGCAAAGAAGAGGATTGCAATTGCACTCAACAATACCACACCCAAAGTCATCAGCCACGATCCGCTTTTCTCTTCCGTCACTTTTACTGGCTCCTGTTCGCAATTCGGGCACAGTTCTGCCGTGCCCTTGTTAGCTCCGCAAAATTTACAAAACATCGTTCAACCTCCTGCTATAATCTGTTACCACCACCCCAGACACCGGCCGGCGATTGCGACCAGAACCACCCGGATGATGACAAACGCGATGTAGTCGATCGTTGTCGTCGGTAGCCGTGATCGCCCGACGGTGAACAGACCGACGATTACCGCGATGCCGCTTGTTACAATTACAAACCATGAGCCAATCAATATTACAGTATCCATCGTTGACATCGTTCCTCCTTATACCACCTCAACCTCTGCGAACATCCCCGCGTCGTCCCTGATCCTCTGCGCCGCCATCTCTGCGTATTCGGGGTTAAGCTCTATCAGGATGGCGTCCCGGCCGAGCCTGTCAGCGACGAGTCCGGTAGTCCCAGCGCCACCAAATGGGTCTAGGACGGTGCAGGGGATCGGGTCTAGCGGTACACCTTCCAACTCGCCGACGTCATTTGGGCCGCCGTAGCTTGCATCGGATGGGTATGTCGAGCATGAGCAGGTGGGTGCCCAGCCGGTGGTGGTGGATTGTCTGCTTGAACCATTGCCATGGCCGCCCGCGCAGTTTATTCCCTGATTGGCTGGATTCTTTGCGCTGAAACCCAATCGTGTGGCTTTTTGGCGATTGGTTTCTCCCGTCTTTTCTACCACCCGCTTCCACGCCGCCCCGCACACCGGGCAGCACCCCTTCTCAGATGTCCCAGCTTTGATGCACGGCTCCACGAGCGCGGGGGGAAATGTGGCGAAATGTGCGCCCGGGAATCCGCGGGTTGAGATTAGCCAAACGGATCTCCTGGTTGCAGTAGGCGAGCGCCCTTCTTGGCGTTGCATGTCCGGCACGACGGGACAACGTTCTCTGCCGTGTGCGCTCCCCCCTTGCTCAGAGGAATAACATGATCCATCTCTAACCGCTTCATCCTCCTGCCGCAGTAGGCGCAGCGATGGCGGTATTGAATCTTTAGCTGTTCCCATTCCGCTTTGGTCAGGGTGCAGTCCTGAGATTGTATCGCGTGCTTTCTCTTGACGGCTGTCTTGTGTTTGGAAAACTTGCCCTTGGCTGTCGCTGTGTATCTGGCATCCTTTTCCGCTTTCTTTAGCTTGCCCTTTGCGCTTTGCCAATATCTTCGTTGACGTTCTTTGTACTTCGGTTTCTTCTCGTGTTCCCTTGACGCTATCCGGCGTCGTTCCCTCATTTCTGGAGTAATCTTGTAATTGCTCTGGTATGCTTTTTTGGTCGCTTGTCCCTTCTCCGAATAATAATAACGTTTCCAGGCAGCCCTTGCCTTCTCCGAGCGATTGTATTTGCGATCCCATGCCTTGCGGTTGATTGACATGCAATTCTTGCACGAGCCTGTCAGGCCGTCCTTCTGTTGGTTGTTCTTGTTGAACTCCGTCAGCGGTTTCTCTTGCCCACATTTGTTGCATGTCTTGGTTTTCATAGTTCTCATTATACTCGTGGGATTCCGTATTGTCAAGTCTGTCTGCAACGGCATAAGAGTCAAAAAAGTATCGTGGAGATTTGGTTAACAAGAACAGGTATTCGTGAGATTTACAGAACCGATCGCGTACACTTTCCGGCATCGCTGATCCCTTGCGAATGCTCCCGCTTACCGCCTTGGCCCAAATAATATCTTGGCGCAACCACCAGCCGTCCGCTTGCAGCGCCAGGGCCACGCGCCATGGGATGCCGATTAGGTCTTTGGGTTTGAGACCTGCTGGAACTGTGGTTGAACCAAGGTTTGCCAGGCCGCGGCGGGTATTGCCAACTTGGGCAGATTTGCCCGATGCCGTATGTCCACCATTGGCGGCGTAAGAATCGCCCAGATTGAGCCAAACTGTGCCGTCCGATCTAAGCACCCGCCGCACCTCTCGGAACACTTGCACCAGATTGGCGATGAACTGTTCGGGCGATGACTCGAGGCCGAGCTGGTCGCCCACGCCGTAATCCCTCAAGCCCCAGTAGGGCGGGCTAGAAACGCACATCTGGATAGACTCGGCCGGTAGCGATGGCAGCACGTCCAGGCAGTCGCCTGTTATGATTCGGACGCTCACCTATCCATCCCCCTCCACCACCGATCCACCACCACCCCGGCGACGACCATCAGGCCGACGCAGACGATGGTGCCGATGACGACCCAGGCCCAGGGGGTCATGATGCCTCCGGGGGGAGCGGGGCGGGGTCGGGCCAGGGCATCCATGCGTAGACAGTGCGCGGTCCGGTTCCCAGCTCCCAACTGCCGCCGCCAAAGTAACGGACGTGGCATGTAAATATAGCGCCATGGAAATTGTATGACACTATGTATTTGATGGTGTCGGACCCACCATAAGGCTCCGGTGGCAGCTTGGGCAAATAATTCCACCCTTTCCCCTCGGCCTCGCACATCCGGCAGTGACCAGTCCCCTCTTCCTCCGTCCACATCGCCGCTAGGGGGTGGCCGCATGGCATGATACCGCGGTCTGGGTCTGGGCATTGCTCAACGTCCGACCTGGTGCAGGTGGAGCAGATGCCGTCGCACGTGTCGTCTTGGTTTCTCATTTGACAAGACCTCTCTCAAGCATTCCATCCAGTGTCTTGTGGATGGTCTGGGGACCGTGGGAAAAGATTGCTTCCTTGACCTGCCCGTTCGGGACAATTATCACCTCAAACGCGCGGATGAATTGCCCGTTCTCGTCCGGCTCCCAGTTATCCACCACCCGCATTATGACGGCCGGATCGGTCCCGGCGTCGACCAAAATGCTGATGAATTGGCCGAGTGTCATGGCGTGGAATTCGCCGTTGTCGTATCGTGGCTTGTCACTCATTCGCCGTTCTCCCTCGCTTCCTCCCGCTCCCTGAACCACGCATCCCAACTCGGCGTGGCAAGCTCCACCAAAACGATAAGCCCGGTGATGGAGAGCATTAATCCGATACCTACCAACTGTGCGCTCATTCGTCCTCCCCGTGTCGTCCTTCCTCCCAGCTCGCGAAGGCCAGGATGGCGCCGGCGGCTAGAAGAATAATTACACCTGCCGCGCTAGTGAGTGCTATTGCTACGGTGACGCTCATCATTCACTCCTGTGATCGTCTGGAAAATTCAGGACGGCAAACTCACCGTGATGCTTGATGGCAGCCAGGTCACGGACGCGGGCTGCTTCTTCGGGGGTGTCGTATGTGCCGAGGTGAATGTTGCGGTCATCTACGCTAATGCCGGCTTGCCATTTTTCGAGGCTAGTACGAACACCTCGATACCCAGATTCACCGACTTCGTGCTCGGGACTGTTGTACGAGTTCTGGCTATACGTTGCCGGTCTAATATTGCATTTGCGGTTATCTAGCGTGTTGCCGCTTTTGTGATCCACCACCAATCCATCGAGATCAACTCTATGCCTTAGTAAAATTTCCCTGTGCATAGATAGTGTCGTTTTCTTACCGTTGCTTTTTCTTACAGATCGCGTGGCGTAGAAATGCTCTCTCTTTCTAGCGGCTTGCCATTTGTGCTGTGACAGCCAGAGAAAATCCTCGTCATCGACTGTGGCGACATGGCCTTGCGTCAGGGGGATTGTTCCACTCATAACACCTCCAATCGAACACGCAACAGCCCAGCCGTTTTTGATCCGGGGGTGTTGAGGCCACCAGGACATAACAATGCGGCTGGGCTGTGGGGTACTCGATTGATGAATGTATTGTTGTTCATTGACATGTCCTAAACTCTAATAGCCTCAACGCATCCATCATACACCAGTTCGAGAATTTGTCAAGCCGTCTCCAGCTCGGGCAACCACTCGGCACCGAACCCTGCCGGCGGCTCGAATATTCCGTCGATGATCGCCCGGGCTGCGTCATACGGCCTGGGAGCCTCGCATAGACACCACCCGCCGCGCTGGACAAACCTGGCGCATTTGTCGTATGCGGGACATCGGTTTTTCCCCAGCCTGCCGAGGCAATTACCCTTGCGCCCGTATTTCGGCGCCAGCTCCGGCACCCCTGGCAGCAGCTCCGTCCACGATCGGGCCACGTCCATTACCACCTCGTAATACGCGGCGATGTGGCCGACGTTGCCGCCGCTCTTGATTATTGCGTACAGCTCGGCATCCGACGGCTTGGATTCACAGACCGCGATGTGAAGCTGCATTTTCTTGCCAGCTTTGCCGCGCCGACCGCAAACGGGGCAGACAACGTATCGGTATTTTCTGTCGCGTCCGTTGATGCCATACCCTTTTACCCACTTGGCGATTGTATGTGTCCCGACATGCAATTTCTGCGCCAGGTCGCCGTAGGTGTGCGTGGCTAGGAGTTGATCTAACTCGTCGCGGCTTGGTCGTTTGGCGCATGATTTGACGTGATTGTTGTATTGTACGCCCAGGTTCGGCGAGAACTGGCGGCCGCACGTGGGGCAGATGTGGTTGGCGTTGTGGGTGTGGTTAGGCATTGGGTGCCTCGTCAAACTCGGAGCATCGCCAGGTGTACCTACCGCCGCCGTCATCCCACCCGGCGCGCGTTGCAATCGTTAGTGTGACGGTGCTGCTGCTGAGAAACGCAACTGCTAGCGCGTACTCGATATCGCAGGTCGGCACCTCGTTAGGTTCGCAGCAGACGGACGCGCCCTTAGTGCAACGGTCGCAGTTGCGAAACTTCCAGCCCATGAATTGCGTTCCACTGTCGAAAATGCGGATACCGTTGTCAGTCATTGCGCCTTACTCCTGTGATCCCAAATGTACCCACCGTCCGATCCGTTATCATCCGTCTCTGGATCCAGTCGTTCGCATCCCAACCACATTCCCACACCTCCACTAGTGTTGTTGTTCGGGCACCCGGCAGATTTGAGGGCCACCGGGCATGTCTCCTGAAGTGGGCAGTGATCGTCGGCCGTCACGCTACCACCGTCAACAGCGCCATCAAGATACCAGCCAAAAATGCAACCGCCGCAGCCGTCGCTCCCTCTGGCGTGGTGAACCCCTCGCCGGATGCCGCGGACTGCAAGATCACAAATCCAAAGCTGACGATGCTACCACCGCCGGACAGCACCTTGAGGATGCCTACCTTGACCGGGCCGTCCTCGATTGCGCCGTCCTGGTACACCTCGAAATCCTGTTCAACTCTAACGTCCCTCATGGCGCACCTGCGAACAGCCAGCCGGGGGAGATGGGGAGCAGGAGGAGGGCGATAATGCGGATTCGTAATTTACGACTGAGTTTCATTTGATTTTCCTTTGGCCTTGCGTTCGATCGCATCTAGTAAAAACTTTGTAAACTTGGCCCGCTCAGCCATGACTTTATCGGTGTTTTTGCCGGCGATCCTCAGCCTGGTGGCCTCGGACGTCAGGATACACAGGTCGCCGAGGGCATCCTGCCATCGCGCGCGACTGCCCAGTATCCTGTATCGCGGTGCCCATTCGTCGGTCATGCCGCACCTTTGGCCTTGCTGATTGCGGCTCTGAGCTGCGGCAGGGTGTCAAGTGCGGAATCACCGCTGTCTGGATCTGGCATCACGATGCGTCCCATCTCGACGCCGTTGACGATAAATAGCACGGCCAACTCTGCCGCCGTCACCAACTCCTGCACCACGATCTCCTCTGCCGGCAGGATGGCGTCGGGGTTGCAGCGCTCGCAATTCTGGAACCACGCGCCGTATACCGTCAAGTACACCGCGTCCTCGTCACACTTCTCGCATCGTTGCCAGCCGTCTGACGCCTCCGACCCGCTGCACCACTGGCACAGAAACGGGAGCGGGCTGAACCGATTCTCCCGCTCGGCCAGGTCTGCGCGTCTCTCTATGTCTGCCCTCTGTGTGTCGTCCATCATGCCTCACCTCTGGTAATGGCGTCCCTGAGTTTCCGTAGTGCATCGCGTTCGGTCAGTCCAGGCCCGGGCGAATTGTCGTCGAATGTCTCGACCGCCAGCTGCGCCGCTGTCACCAGCTCTTGCACTATGTCCAACGCCTGTTCAAGATCGCGCTGGCAGTCTTTCAACGTGTCGCAGTCCTCGTGGTCCTGGTCGTCATCATCCACCTCGACAAACCCAACCGCTGGCTCTCCCCAATGCTGTTTCCAATTGAGAACATAGACACCTAGATACTGGACCAGTTCACCCTCGATTAGTTCAACGCACTTGTACGTGCCCATCGTTCCATCTCCTGCTGGTCTGATAAACCCCGCCGCCGGGTTGCTGTTCACCAGTCACCCGATAAGATAATTGATAATGCCCGGCGGCGGGGTTGGTGTACTGTTAGAATGGCAGCGGGGCCAGTTGTACCGATGCCGCTACCGTCCGCTCCTGCTCGAATTTCCGTTTGATCAAAATCTGCAGTGCGTCCTCGAGGGTCTGCGCTGGCAACGTAACCAGCGCCTCCACCACTATCTCGGCCTGTTTCCGGTGCCAATTGTCGATCGTCTCGCACCTGCACTCATGCTCTGGCGGCAATTCCCCGGCATCGCTGCCGCATCCGATAATGAGCGTGGTTGTGTTCTCGGGCCACGCCTCGTCAAACGGGCGTGACGCTACGTGAAAGATTGTGTCGGTCATAATCCCAACTCCCCTTGTCCTTGCTCTATCGCCCGCGCCACGACCACGGCCTCGGCCTCGGTGATGGCGTGGCCGGATGGGGTGAATCCGTTATCCTGGTTCGAGCCAATCCAGTCAAGCAGGAACCCGCGCTCGGCGGTCGTCAATTTCGAGCTGGTGTCATGACCGAACAGATACGCGACAATTGAGCGCCGCTTGCCGTCGTCGTTGTTGGTTACATTGGATAGCGATGCCATGCAGGCGATACGCTGTTTGCCGATGTCCTGAACGTTCGCGCTGAAATTCGCCACCTTGACCGCGGAATATTCCTTCAGGGTTTCGGCGGGCCATGGGCGCTCGGGCCACTTTGTGCCGTTGCCGTTGGTGGCTGGCTTCTGCTCTGCTACCGGCTCAGAGATGGGTTCTGGTGCGGGTTCGGTCTGTGGTGCTGGCTGCGCCTTCTGCGCTACACCTTCCGACAACCACGCGACCAACTGTTGCCCAAACTCAACGCCCGGTTTCTCGATAATCTCGTCCTGAAACTTGCCGGTCCGATCCTTGATGATGTTGGCAACGTGCTCCGGGCTGATCTCCATTAGCAGGTCAAACTCATACTCAATGCCCTTACCCTGCTCGGGGGCTAGGCCAACGCGGATGGGGCGCGACTTGCCTTTCTGGTTTGTCTCCGTCACCCACTCAGTCTTGGTCCGCATCGTTGCGATGACGTGACCGTCAAAGTTGAGGATGGCGTCAACGAGACTGCGCTGCTTGGGGGTGCCTTCCGACCATGCTGACCAGGAGTTGCCCCTGTATTTCGTCTTGGCGATCTTGTCCACCTCGGTCAGTAGTTCCTTCCAGCCGTGGCTCAAGCTGTCAATGACCAGCACCTCATACCCTGCGCCTTGCGCAGCTTTGATGGCGGCGCAATAGGTTGTGATGTCGTTTTTCGGCAGGTTGAGGACATCGAAACTAAACCGGTCTGCGTACTTGGTGGCTGATCCTCGCTCGGTGTCAATGAGCGCGATCTTGCCGCCCATCCCGGTTGCCATCGCCAGGCCAGTATAGGTCTTTCCGCTTCCCGCCGGGCCAAAGATGGCAAGGCGGAGCTTGGCTTGTTCCTTCGTAGCTTTGATAAATTGCAGAGTCATGGTATACTATCTCCTCATCGTTCCTTCGCCCCTACTCCGGGGCACTGGCCGTCGGTACTCCCGGCGGCCTTTTTCTTGCCACGATCGCGTCGGTATTTCCCGTCCGCATGGCTATATTCGTGCGGTGACATGATGGTAGTTACTGGTTGCCGGACACCGCTGACCAGCGCCCACCCGATCTGTACAATGGCGTTTCCGAAATCGCGGTACAGGATGTATCCGGTCATTCCGGCAATGTCGTCGTCGGTCGATGGTATTGTTGATTGCGTTTGATTTATGACGACCTTCCGGCAGATTCGCCCAGTTTTCGTGAGCGGCGCGTTATGGTCATTCATCTTCACCAACTCGCGCACGCGCCGGCCGCCGCGAATCCATGCCTCAAGGTGACCGCTATCCGGTCGATTGGCAATCATGTGTGCCCCTAGTCGTTCTCGCGCCTCGTACCTGTCACCGGCCCGGACTGTGGCGGCGGCGAATCGGTGGGGGCCGTAAATGGCCTGGTAGGTGTTCATGCTTTCCTCTCCAACCACACCGGCTTGTCATTCTCGCCAGCCAGCCGCTCCCATTGCATGACGATCGACCGCAGCGCCGACGACCTGTTGCCGCCCACCAGCTTTGCGTAGGTGTCTAGTATCTCGAGTTGTTCGGGGTACACCGTCACCGTCACCGCCATTACTCTTTTCTCGTCTGCCATCTGTCCACCTCCTGTACTGTTAGCCTATGGCAGTATCATACATCATATTGGCGGGTGTGTCAAGGGGCAAATCTGCTTGACATTGGAACACTGTATGGTGTATACTGATACTACTATAAATCCAACAAAAAGGGGTGTAAATATGGGCCTGAAGTCTCTTCTCCATTCTCGGAAATTCTGGTTGGCGGTGTTTGCTGTCGTCCAGTCGATCTTGTTTCAGTTCGTCCCAGATTTCCCGGACGCGATCTGGCAGGCCATTAATGGCCTGGTGATCGTGCTCGTGGCAAGTATTGCCATTGAGGATGCGGCCCGTAATCTGGGAGCCAAAGCGTAATGGCCCCGAATACACCTGGTACTACTTCCCCAACCAATGGCCGAGTAACGCTGGCCATCCTCGATACCAAACTGGATCAATTGATTATAGACTGCAACCGCGCCAACGAACACATAGAAAAGTCAGACACAAAGAACGGCGAGCGCATGGACCGGATCGAGGCCCGGCTGCGCTTCGTTGAGATTTCAACGGCAAAGCTAACTGTACTGGTCGGCGGGTCGGCGGGTGCTGGCGGGTTGATTGGCGTTTTGGTTGCCAACCTCGCGGGCATGGTCGGATAATTGAGAACGGCAGCGGCTAAACCCTAGCCATAGAGCCGGATAAAGTGGCGGTGCAGACGACACGCCCACCGGCCCGGACACAAATGAGCCGCATTGCCGTTATCTATTATGACTACACCACAAGACCGACCCCAACGGCGCGTGATTGTCCTGGTCGAAACAGACACACACGCCGGGCACAAGCTGGGACTATGCAATCCAGATGCCGTAATCCTCGATGATAACGGCGAGTCCACAGGACCGGACCTTGGTACATTCCAACGCTACCTCTGGGACCTGAGGACAGAGTATATTAACAATGTTGTTGAGTTGGCCGACGGTGACGAGATCATTCACCTGCACGGCGGCGACATCACGCAAGGCCAGAAATACATGCAGCAATTAATCTCGACCAGGATAGCTGACCAGTTCTCAATTGCTGACGCCAATATGTGGCCCATATATCAGATACCGAATGTAAAGCGCGGACGGCTTATCTCTGGCACATCGTCGCACATTTTCGGGGAGGGCACCAGCGAGATCTTGGTGGCGACAAGTTTGCAGCTCCGATTCCCCGACAAGAACATTCGCCCACTCGCGCATTCGTTGCTCGACATTGACGGCCTGGAGCTGGACGTGGCCCATCACGGGCCTGGTGCTGGCATTAGACAATGGACGCGCGGCAATGTGGCGCGGCATTATCTCCGCTCCAAAATCTGGCAGGACTACAAGACGCGCGGGAAGGCACCCGATCTCTACCTCCGTGGTCATTATCACACGTTCGTCTGGGAGACATTGCGGATACGCTGGCAGGGCGAATGGTGCGAGCATCATTTGATCGTGTTACCGAGCTGGTGTGGAATGACCGAGTACGCCAGGCAGTCGACCAAATCCGAGTATGAGATTACCAATGGGCTGATTGCACTAGAGATTGAGGGCGGCGAGCTGATCAATGTTCACCCGCTAGAGAAAACGCTAGACCTACGGACTAAGGAGTCATTATGACCGAGGATGAACGCGCCACAATGTTGGCAGAGTTGATCGAGTTCTCTGAGCCGCGCACGTTGCAAGATGACGAATTTACAACGGCTCAATTCTGTAGTGCAGCTAAGGGATTATCTCCGCAACAGGCACAGACCAGGCTCAAGCGGCTGGCCCATGCGGGCAGGGTCGTGAAGGTAGACGGCAAGGTGTTTGATGACAACCGCTGGCAGACGGCGTACCGGCACTCGAAATGATTGTGCAAAATGGATACGGATCTGTACTCATTTGCGACGGTCCGGGTTGCGGGTACGACGAATCCAGCAGCTACCGGGAGAAGGCCGAGGCGCGGAGAGATGCGCAGGAGAAAGGCTGGCTGGTCAATCGCAACGGCAAATGCTACTGCGAGGTATGTCAGTCGTTGAAGATTAAGCTAGATTAACTTAATTACTGGGTGAGATAGACATGGATCAAAGCAAGCCAATCGAGTACACCCCGACCGAGCGCGAGTGGTGCTGGTATTTCCGCGTGCTTGATCATCACGGCCTAGATGTGCCGGACTGGGCGACGGAGCCGGGGAGGGTGGCAGATTATCTCGGGTCAATGGTGGACGCGATTGAGACGGAGAGACAGGTGATGGAGGAGGAATGATGTTTCATTTTCAAAGTGACGTTCCAGACTGGCCCCGCGCGATCGCCGGGGATTTTCCATACATGGTCAAGGCCGTGGATAGGGGCGATATTCTCAAGGAGGCCAAGGAACACAACCCCAACGTGTTTACGATCCTGCGCCACCACTACACCGGCCATCAGCATTTCTGCGGCACGGATTGGGAGGCGAATCTAAACCTGGCTCGGGAGTTCTTCGCCACGTTTATCGACGGGACGTTCCGCGAGAAATACGCGCGGTACACCGACGCCGTTGAGGAATGGAACGAATACCTCGCCACCGGAGAAAGCGCGGAGGGGCTTGCTGTGCGATTGGCGTGGTGTGCTGCCGCCGCTTGGGTGTGGCACCACGAGTATCGGAACCAGGAGGATTATGCCCACATCCGCTTGGTGATTTGCAACACAGCAATAGGCAACGACATCCCGCGAGAGTTCGCTGAGGTTGCTGAACACTACGGGTGTATCATGGGATACCACCCATACACGTTTTGGAAAGATAAGGTTAGAGACCCTGGGGACTTTGAGTTTCTATCAGGTCGGTTCGTTTCGATGGAGCGGAGCTGGGGAATCAAAGTGGACTGGGCGTTCACGGAATGCGGCCCTTTCGAGGCGGTTGAGACTGGCTGGCGGCATTCGGCCTGCCTGGGCGGGGATGCGGCGCTATACATTGACGCGATGCGCCAGTGGATCAGGGACCTGCGCACCACCGACGCCTACAAGGACGGGCGCATTCTCGGGTTTACCACGTTCTCGACTGGGCAGAATAAAAAGTGGAAATGGTTTTGGACGGAGCAACCGGAGCTTGACATGCTATCAGAGATGATTAGAGAGGAGTGGGCGCCTGTTACGCCTGAGCCGGAGCCGGAACCCGAACCACTACCTGAGGTTGCGCCAACGCCACCGTTCGAGGTGCTGTCACAGCGCGACCCGCGCTGGGCCAACATTGACCTGGGATTCTCGCACCTGACTATCGGCGATTATGGCTGCGCTCTGACCTGCGCGGCGATGCTAGCTGGTGCTGACGTGGACTGGCTCAACTCGCGATTGATGGAGGTAAGCGGATTCGAGGGCGCTTATATCCGGTGGTACGTTGTGCCGGTTGTCGCTCCAGAATTGAGATATGACAGTAATTTGGCCGCCGATTGGACCTACATCGCGGCAGATATTAACCAAGTGCGGCGCGAGCTGGCCAATGGACCGATCATCACTATGGTTGATTTCCAACCGTACACGGTTCAGCCGGACGCTCATTTCGTGATTGCGTTCGCCGAGACACAGGACGGCAACGATGTCTGGATTGCCGACCCCTGGCATGGGGACGTTGTGCGGTTGCTCGATCGGTACGCATTGGCCGGATGGGATCTGGGCCGCGCGGTCTACGGGATGCGAGTTTACCGGCCGGCAGACGCGCCGGTGCCCCCCGACCCCGAACCCACCGATCCAATCCCCGATCTGGTTGTGACGCTGACCGTCAACGCGCCGCCAGGGGTTAGGGTGGAGGTGGTGGATGAGCGTTAAAATCTGTCCGAGATGCGAAGGGTCAGGTATAACGATGTCGTATCACGAGCGATGGGCCGACGGCGTTCACTGCACGTGGGCGGTAGCTGTAACCTGTCAGCGATGCGAAGGAAAGCGCCATGTGCCGGCGCTCGGGACTGAGGCCACTTCTGCGCCTCCTTTTAGGTCAACGTTCACCCATGCCAAGGAGAGCGGTTGAGATGACCGTCCACATCGTCGAAGGCAAAAACTACAACTGCGGCCTAACTCCCGTGACGATCCCGGTTGATTCATGCGTGGCCGACATTGTGCAGGCCTTAATCAACGCTGGGATTTACACCGGCGGGGCATGCTGCGGTCATGGGGTTGCACGATGCCTTGGCTTTGGCCACAGCGGGACGATTGCGCTGATCGACGGGCGCACGGTTGAGGTGCATTTCCCGGATGACTGGGCGGCGCATAGGGAGGCGCAATGATGGCTGAGTGGCAGTGCTGTCCGGTGTGCTTGGGGCGGGGATTGGTTCCACAGGATTTCTATAGCGTGCTGGAGATGGATTTCTCCGGCAGCGCTAATTTCGGGGCAATCAAATGCCGCACATGCCATGGTCCCGGTGTCATTCCTATACAGCGCTCTGGTTACGTCCAAGTTGGCACCCAGGATCCCCTACCGCCAGCAACGACCACCCACAACTGTACCGAGTGCAGCGCGGCGATTGACGCCGAGTTTCGGTTCTGCCCCCATTGCGGGGAGGAACAGACTTATATCGAGTGCAGCGATTTGGTGGAGACGGCGAGGATGACGGAAATGGAGATAGACGAGGAACTCAACAAGAATCTGGTCTGCATGTTCTGTGAAGGTGCAGTTGAGCCAGCGCCTACTAATGACGGATGGATTCGTTTAACGTATTCCAGGGCGCTCCATCTCAGGTGCATTGACCGCCTGACCGATTTGGCGGCTAGTATCCGCCGTTCCGCGAATCCTCTTGAGGATATTTCGTCCTGCGATAATGGGCCTGGGGACGATGAACGAAGGAGAGAATAAATCATGGGTGAGGAAGAATTGAAACCGTGTCCGTTTTGTGGTATCCGGGCCGACGATGACGCCAGGCAGACACTTGACATCGTCCGTGCCGCATTGGTAGAGGCGCAGGCTGGCGCATTGTCACCGCTGGCGGCCATTCTGACCATCGGGAATATCGTCAATCCGCAGGAGGTAACGGCTGATGACATGGCCTGGGGAGAGGCGCAGATTGCCAAGATGAAAGCCGAGCAGGTGGGAGGTTGATATGACGCTAGTCGTTGAACGTGACAGCAAAACAGGGATGCGCTACCCAGGCGACTCTGAGCCAGTGCTGGATATACACGACCTTCTGGACGGCCTGTGGCCAAGCGGCGCGTGTTTCCAGGCCAGCCTAAACCGGCTCGCCGAGGAATACCGGGCCGGGCTCATTGTCAGCTCTGACCCGGACATTGAGGACCCATACAACAACTCAGAGCCGTTTCGTATGGCGATCGGGCAAGAGTACTGGTGGGGACTGTCAGTGTTCGTGCCGCCAGATTTCGAGCCGGACATGGAGGGCTACGAGGAAATTATCCTTCAGGGCCAGGCGTCACCCGACCCCGGCGAGGCGTACCGGCAGCCTGTGTTCGATCTAGAGATTGACGGGGAAGATTGGGTCGTGAAAGTGCGGTGGGATGTGCGGGAGTTTACACCGGCGGATGATGGCACATTGATGCCGCATGGCGTCCGGGTGTACAGTGAGCCGCTGGGTGATTCGATCGGCAGTAGGACTGATTGGGCGTTTAATGCGCGATGGGCGCCGGACGAAACCGGATACTTGGGGGTTTACCGCAACCGTGAACTGGTGGCTGAGTATTTCGGCCCTAACTGTTCCAATGACGAGCTGGGGATATTTGTGTCACTTGGCCTCTATAAATGGGCCTGGAAAGAGGTTTACCCGAGCTACGACCCGCGGGTGGACTACTGTACAATTTGGCTTGGCGCTCTGAGAATCGGTGACGCTGATTCCTACTATGACGAGGTGATGCCGAGTGCGGTTGTGCCGGAGCCGGAACCGGAGCCGGAACCAGCACGAATGGTTGTGCGGGTTATTGGTGACTTGGCATACCCAAAGGTCTTTATCAACGACTGGCAGGTGCCTGCCGGCTTTGTTGAGTTTGAGCGTGGGCCAACTGTGATATTGAGGCTCGAGCCGGACGAATTGATAGTTGAGGCGGTGGAGATGAAGCCGGATGAGGAGCCATGAGCGACGGCAAGACGATCAACTCGATAAGTGATCTTACTCCAGACGCGCTAAACGCCAACAAGGGCACGGAACGCGGTCAATACATGGTCGAGCATTCCCTGAGCCAGTACGGGGCCGGGCGCTCGATCCTGGTGGATAAGGACGGGGTGATCATCGCTGGAAACAAGACGCTCCAGGCCGCTGAGGATTTGGGCATCCCGGTCAAGGTGATCCAGACGGACGGTAAGGAGCTGGTCGTCGTCCAGCGCACCGACCTCGACCTGCTGAGTGATGACGAGCGGGCGCGGCTGATGGCGTATGCCGACAACAGGGCGTCAGAGGTGGGGCTGGATTGGAACCCGGAGGCGCTACTCGCTGACATGACGGCAGACCTTGACCTGAGCGATATGTTCAGGGAGGAGGAGCTGAAAGACATTCTCGGCGACCTGATGCCAGAGGAGGACCCACCCGACGACGCCGGGGCGCAGGTGGACAAGGCCGAGGAATTGCGCCAGAAGTGGGGCGTGGAATTGGGCGACCTGTGGCAGCTTGGCGATCATCGTCTGATTTGCGGCGACTGCACGGACGGCGCGGTGGTCGAGCGGGTCATGGGTGGAGAGACGGCGGGGGCTGTTGTGACTGACCCTCCGTATGGGCAAAATCAGCCGGGCGTGAACAATGACGAACCTGGCAAACTTGATGCCATTGTTGGGGGCGCTGTTGGATGCCTTCCGGTTGACAATGCCATAATTGTTGCGTTTCAATCTCCCCGCACGTTTCCGGTAATGCTTGACGCATCACGCCAGGGTGGATTCAAATTTGAACGAATGCTGTGGCTTTACAAGGCGGCGCAATGTACGTTCCCCTGGCGGGGATGGATTCTGACTTCAGAATCCATCCTTGTTTTTAGTGTTGGGGATGCCGACTGGCAAGAGGTGCACCCATTTTCGCACGATTGTTATTATTTGCCAGAGGTATCTGGAGAGCTTGACAAGGATAGCGGCTGGCACGGGTCAGTAAAGCCAATGAGTGTGGTGAGCGACATTGTTTCAAGGGTGAGCGCCAAGGGGTCAATTGTCTTTGACGGCTTTCTCGGCTCCGGCACCACCCTCATTGCCTGCGAGTGCCTCAACCGCCACTGTCGCGCCATCGAGATCAGCCCGGCCTATTGCGCGGTTGCGATCCAGCGGTGGGTTGACATGACCGAAAAGGAACCGCAGCGCCTCTCCGACCTCGGCCTACAACCACGGCGGGCGGGGTGATGTGATGGATTGGTACTTGGGTTGGTAAACGATGTCTGGTAAAAGACGCTCGAAATCACAATGGACCAGGGACAGGCGCAAGATCGCGGACCTGTACCTGCAAGGGCGCATTCAGGCAGACATTGCCGATGAAATAGGCGTTTGCCAGCAGACCATCAGCAACGATCTCAAATCGCTGCACAAAGAATGGATTGCCTCCGCGCTTGTTGATTTCGACGAAGCTAAGGCCAAAGAGATTGCGAAGATCGACCGACTGGAACGCGAGTACTGGGCGGGGTGGGATCGGTCGCGCGAGGACGCGGAGACAAGCACCGCCAAGGTCAAAGGGGACGGCGACAAGGAGGCCACCAAGACGGTCAAGGGGCAGGCCGGCGATCCGCGATTCCTGGCTGGTATCCAGTGGTGTATAGATCGGCGTTGCAAGATTCTTGGAGTTGACGCACCTAAACGCCACGAGATTACCGGCGAGGGTGGCGAACCGCTTACCGTGCGCTGGGTCAACGACTGGCGACGGATTGGCAAGGCGACAGATGGAGATTAGATTACCATACCCGCACACAGGCCAGCAAATCGTCAGGCAACAGGCCATGCGCATCAACGTGCTGTCTGCCGGTCGTCGTTGGCGCAAGACTAGCGGCCCCGGTTTCGAGTGCGCGGTTTTAGGTGCGATAGAGGGCAAGCATTGGCTGTGGGGCGCTCCGACGTTCGACCAGGTTAGGATTGCCTGGAACGAGATGAAGCAAGCGGCCGGCAGCGTTGCATCATTCACACAGCAGCGCATGGAGGCGACATTTCCAAGCGGTGGGGTTGTGTTGTTCCGGTCGCTGGACGATCCAGATAATGCGCGTGGTCACACGGCAGACGGGGTGACAATTGACGAGGCGGCAGACGTTAAGCCGGCTGCTTGGTATGAGGTTATCAGGCCCATGCTCATTGACACCGGCGGCGATGCGTGGCTGCAAGGTACACCAAAAGGGCGTAATTGGTTCTGGCGAGAATGGACGGCAGCACAGGACCGCGAGGATAGCATGGCGTGGCAGGCGCCAACGCTCGGGTGCAAGATCAAGGACGGGGCGCTGATTAGAGTCCCCCACCCGCTTGAGAACCCAGAGATCGACTTTGCCGAAATAGAGAACATTTACAGCACCACACCAGAGGATATTTTCAGACAGGA